ATGGCTAAAGCTAGCAAGACCGCTATCTCCCCCGGCGTATTCTTCCATAGTCTTGAGGCCACGTTCAAGTGCGTCTTGGACTGCTTCCTTTTTAACATATTCATTTAACCATTCCTCATAGAAACTATCTTTGCACCAGTGGTCTAGTTTTTTATTGTTTTTTAATAACCAAGCGGTAAAGCTAGTAGAATTAACGCAGCGAATAGCGACCATGTATCTGCCGAACCGAACAAAAGCATTGTAGTACGGACTTGCAACGAAATCATGATAGCTTTTAAGCCGTGCGCTACCTTGCGTGGTTTCATAGAATTGTAAATATGCTCTAAGTCCAAACTGCACTCCTGTTTCGTTTTCTTGTTGCCAACGTCTCTTAGGCTCGCAGAGATGCGCTGCTAGTGTGCTCTCTTTTCTAAATTCCTTACTACAGTATTTACAAATTATTTCTGTCACTTTAATTTGATATCTCGATCTTCGAATCCGTGTGCTTTGGCCAGCTGCTGTATGTCCTTGACATCGTTAATTTTGACCAATAGATCTATTTCGTCAGCTTTTAGATTAGGGTACAGTTGCTTTAGTAATTTTGCTGCCTTGCTATTTCCGGACTGGTTCTTTTTTGGAGTGATCCAGTAGTGTCGCTGGGTGCCCATGTTGGGGCTTACTGTAGTACACAATAGCCATTGTAGTTTGGCATGTTTACTGCCCACATCAAAAAAGTTTTGATTTACTCTTTCGTTGGTTGAACGCAGGTACCATTCTTGAAAATCAGCCGAGCCTTCTACGCTGGCTGCATATCTCATAATAATGTATGGGCTGAACTTCTTGCGTTCTTCTTCAGTGAGTTCATCCATAAAAGCTCTGTGCTTGCTGTCAAGCACACGCATTTCGTTGTTGATAGATAGTTTATCGCTCATACCGGGTGATGTAGTATTGGGTTTTCTTTATGACTAAGTTCGTATATGATTTTAACACGTTCTAGTGCATCCTGTAAAGCAGGATTGTGCTCAGCTGCTTCAACAATAGGAATCCATTCTTCGGCAATTTGTCTGCGCTTGTAGTGGTTGTCAGCAATATACTCTTCGCCTATTAGTACTCTTTTTGTTTCGCCAATTTTTCTAGCATATATACGACCATCTGCTCGTTCGTACACATACGAGGCGCCCGGATCCAGCTGACTCATCTAAAAAATACCTGTATGCTGTGTCTGGCGCTCGTTGGTTCCAAGAACGAACCTTGCACTGTGGTAACACAATGTTGGTATTGAGCAGGAAAAATAACTAGCCTGTTATTGACGCACTCGATGATTTTTGTATTTGCTGGTTGTTTGGTGTCGATTGTGGCATCACTAATCACAAAATCCCCACCGCCGAACTGTTTGGGTTCTCTGTATATAAAATAATTCCATGTGCAATGGCCGCCTAAATCTGTATGCCAGTTGTAAAAGTCGCCCGCAACATATTGACTTAGTAGTACTTCATGCATTCTGTTCCTGCAATCCAGTTCAGCACAAGATACAGGAATAGCGAAAAAGTTGTTTCTAAAAATATTAACAATGTCAGATGCGAACAAGTCTAGCCATACATTGCCATTGCGTTTAAAATCTGCAACTACTTGATTGGTTCCTTCGGGTGTATGCACTTGCCCGGCCGACAACGCAGGAACACTTTCTTCAATTGAATCAAATACTTGATGGTATTCGCGGATGTCTAGAAAGTCATCCACAACAATGTGCGGCACAGGGTCGTTGTATTCTTGTACTACCATGCTTTGTTGTAGTTGACTACTTCGCTTTGCCTGCTTATTTCTTTTACAAAATAGGCACACATGGGATTTTCAGAATTGTCCAAAGGCACTGCCAACATTTGTCCCGGCTTTAATTTAGGAAAATACCATTTTACATCTTGGTATATGTCAACAATTTCTACAGGTACAAACTCGGGTCTAAAGCTACTCAGCGGATTGAATGTAAACACACTGAACCCTCTATCATTGATACTGGTCAACGGCACCACTTCGAGGTCGCCCAGGTCGGGTTCGCCAATCAGTATTTGCCAATCTACCGGCATCTTGATAGTGTGTTGGCCTATTTTTAATACCAGTGCAGGACTGTTAAAGCTTTCTAGAAAAATCAAAGGTATGTAAAAGTAATCTGGTTCCTTGGGGTCAGAATTATCAAATACACAAAATCTCAAGTCTCCGATTTCGTCTGGAATTTCATCCATTTCAAATGCTGTGTTATCTAGTGTAAGTATTCTCATTGTTGTAATAGTAAAATTGCTGCTTTTTCTTGTGTGACCAAATCAGTGTGAAACGTATATGGCTCGTTGGGATACGTTCTTGCATGTTGATAAACAACAAAGTCTTTGTCTAATACTGTATATCTTATATAATTCTTTTGTAATTGTACTAAAAAATATTCTAAATTCCAACGATCTGTTGTGCTTTTTAGAACAGGGTCGAACATTTCAGTGTAGTATTGTTTTACTGCTAATCTTTGTGCCGATGAGAGTGGATACTTGTCTTTGATGTCTGCTTCTTCGCCAACAAATGTTGGTATGGTATCGCTCACATATTGTCCATTTCTAAAGTGAACTAAACTGATTGTATCTAGATGTTCACTTGTAAGTTTTAATTCTGTTCTTGCAGAGTCAGTGGTGCCAATGATAACTCTGTCTGCTTTTACTCGTATTGCGTGTTCAATTTGAAAACATATATCTGTATTACTGCACCCCGGACGAGCCAAACTTATAGCCCCCATTATTTCACTGAAGTGTCGGCCGGGCGCTCGGGGATCTGGAGCCATAAAGCTGTCACCGCAGACTGCAATCATTGCCACTCGGCCTTTTCTACACTGAAAGGATAGTTGGCTTCTTTATAAAAGGTTTTTCTTTTTGTTAGATGTCTTTTTGCGAAACGACAGGTACTCGTGATGTCCCAGATCTGGACAAAATCTTTATCGGCAGCTTTACGAATACCGCGACCGATGCTTTGTATAACACGTACAAAAGATTTACCAGGCTCAAATAAAACAAGATTAAAAATGCGGGGAATATTGATACCAACAGCAGCAACGCCGTAAGTGGCGATGATGATTTTGTCCGATGCCTCTGCCACTTCATCATAATGCTCTTTGCGCTCTCCGGCCTTGGTTGCGCCGGATACAAATACACTGCCTGGTAGTCTGCTGGCCAATTCCTTGCCTGCACTGATTCTGTCTACCAAGATAAGTGTATTGCCCGAATCAACAATAGTACTTATCAATCGTGCAATATAATCCAGTCTTTCCGTGGTTTCAACAAGATATTTTAGTTCGCTTTGATAGTTTGTGTACTCTTTGTGATCAACCAACTGCACCACGTTTACATGACACTGTGCTAGATGTCCGGCTTCCTGTAGCTCACTGGCACTCAGCTGTCCTACTACTGGTCCAAGCATGCAGTTGATACTCTGTCTAGCATAATCTTCTTTGGGTATAGTACCCGTTAGTCCCCAACGTATAGGCACTTGTGCAAACGGACCGCTTAGTAATGTTTTAAGAGCATCGGCTTTGGCCTGATGTACTTCGTCTACAATCACTGCAACTACACCTTCCAAGAATTCACCTATGGTGACCTCTGCTTCATCATTCTTTGTGGTCTTTAGCAAGTTGTTCAAGCTCTGCCAAGTGCAGATAGTATGTGTACGATTGTATTCTTTTCTGTCACCAAAATAAACACCCGCATCCAATTGCATGTTGACAAAGTCGTCCTCGGTTTGTGTGACCAGACTCTTGTTAGGCACAATCACAATACTACGACCGTATGCGCTAACTGCATCGGCCAGTGCAGCGGTAATAACTGTTTTGCCTGCACCTGTTGCCACTTCTTGTACGCACTGTGGGTTAGCAAAGAATCTATTAATAATTTCAGGTTGATAGTCACGCAACTCCATGGGTTCGCCGGCCCTGGGATGACCTTTGGGCCAGTTAATGTGACTATAACTCTGTTCGTTGACTTCGGGAAATTCAAATGTGGTACGATATTCTCTCGCGTCTTCTACGTGTATGTCGTATCCTTGATCGTCTAGGTACGGTAGTATTTCAGGCAGCAGATTGATGTATGTGGTACCACCAAGATTGAAGAATGGTACCTTGCCGTCCCAGCGTCCAAGACGAACGCTAGGCTGATACCTAGCGCCGGGTATTTCGTATTTGTA